GTTCCACCTGCTTCTGCGGTGATTGTTCCTGCCATAGTAACTGAACCATCGGTATCTAAATGAAAATTACTTGAACTAATTTCAACATTTCCATTTGAACCACTAATAAATTGCGCGTCGTCTATTGTTCTGTCTTTACCGAGATAAAAATCATCAGTTTGAACGATAAATTCAGCAGCTTCACCTTGTGCATTTGTTCTAAATTTTAAAAACTTATCTGCAGTTCCACCAGTTCCCTTTGAACCACTAATTAATTCTATACCAACCCCTTCATAACTCTCACTTGTTTGTAATGATTTAGATACTGAACCACTAAACATCATAAATCCTGCTACACCATCATTGGAAGCTGAAGCGAATCCAGGATATCCAACACTTTTAATGTATGCCGAACCACCGTGTAATTCAATACCACTATCTTGTGTACTACTTAAAAATATTGAACCTGTTATTAGTCCGTCAATTCCATCTCCTAATATTTGTGGTGCTCCATCAAATACTACCGAAGCTGATGTTTCTGCTTGAAAGTTTGATTTGTTATTATTAAAATCATAAAATTCTGTATAGAAGTCAAATCGTTGTCCTCGTTTGACTGGCTTTGGCATTGGAAGTAATGTTCTAAATGAAACTGGATTGAAATTCTTTTCAAAGTATGGTGTTAAAGAAACATTAGCTAATTTAAAATTACCTGACTTTACTCTAAATCCTAATTTAGTTTCTGGTAGACTTACTGCTTTATTGTGTGTTTTGAAATAATTGAATACTCCGTCAATTCTACCCTCAGTTCTACCTTTCATACCTTCAAAAGTATTATCAAGGACACCCAATGAATATTCAGAAGAAGTCATTGTAGGTGAAATTGCAGAACCTGTTAAATATACTTCTATTTCTGCTGTTTCCAATACATCACCTTTAACATCTACTTTATTAGATTTGTTAAAATATGTATCGAATGAAACCATATAGTCTTCACCTCGTTGTAATCCATATGAATCTTTCGTTATAAAAGTAAAATCACTTGCATGCGCTCCATTAGAACCACTTAACAATACACTAGCTGCTAAATCATCTTCACCTTGTGTTGCTTCCGATAAATTAGATGAGGTTACCCAACCATCAGTAATGATTGATTGTGTATGATATACTCCAATTGTTTCAAAACCCGTAACACCATTATTATTAATAAGTTGATTTTGTCCGTCTAATACGACTTCACCAATTTTTTCGTAATCTCCTTGACTACCCTTTTCTTTTGTAAATACTTTTGCTTTGTAAACATCTCCACTAAATGTTTGTAGATTACTGAATTGTATATCTGCGTATGATTTTTTAAATACACCAGAAGTATTTGGTTTTACAATGGTTTTTTCATATGTAATGGAATAGTCAAATGAGTTTAATGGAACTGCTCTTGTTTGTCCATCACTCTTTCTTGTAATTTTGTAAGGTGGCATTACAACATTTGTTCCATTGACAACTTTTGTAATCTTTTTTTCGTAAGTCGTAGGTTTTGTAAATTCTGCGTCTGGAAATAAAGTATTATCTACCGATGAATGTGGGTCTGTAATTGTTAATACTGCTCCCTCTAAAAAACGAGTTGCTTTATTGACTGGATTATTTGCACCTACTTGAAGAACACTAATAATCATTAAATTCTCACTAGCGGAATTTGGTTTCGTTATAGGACTACTCTTCTGTTTAGAAAGAGTATTACTACGAACTACATCTATTTCATCAATGAACTTTGGCATTATCGTTCACCCCTTCTTCGTTTTGTAGTTGGACGTGTTAATATTGTTCGTACTGGAGCTGGTCCTGAAAATCTTTCTGTATTTCGTGGTGGTAATCCACCTGGTCCTGGATTTATAGAATCTTCTTCTTGTCTTGCTGGATTTCCAGCTCTTTCTGTTTTAATTTTTATTGGTTTTGTAACTTCTTCTTGAAATGTACCTTCAAAGTCTTTATTTTTAATTTGTATTTTAGTAATTACTGGAACAGTTATGAAATCATTTCGGAATCGGAGGTCAGATTGACTAACAATATCAATTGGGATTAAATCTTCAAAGTCACCATCATCACCTCTTGTCTTGTCGAAGTCTTCTAGTTCATCATCAGATGTATTATCTCTTGTGATATCTCCTGTTCCTAAACCAGCATCTGCAGTTGCCGTGAATCCTATTCCATCACCTGTCATTGTTGCTGAACCAGTTGCCGTTATAAACATAGTAGCAGTATCTGCAGGTAATTCTATCTCACCTTTTACTTGTTCTGCTACGGTCATTCTTGGTGGTATAAAAAATTCTATTTCTTCTATATTTGCTGATGTAGTATTGATATCAACTAAACCCGTAAGTCTTACATTGTATGTATCTTGGAAATCTTCTGGAACATCTATGACTCGTGGGTCAAGTTCTCCCAATATAACAAATCTTCCAACTCCATTTGCTACATTTGATGCTACTTGCATAGTAACTTTTAATTTTTTAGATTTTGGACTTTTTGGAAGTGCATAATGAAATATTGGTTGACCTGCTGAATCAAGTAGTTCCGTCTTTAATTCAACTTCAGGTTTTAGTAAATCTGAACCTTCCATTTCAAAATAAGAGTTACCACCAGGTAACACGCTTGGAAACCTTGATATGTTAAAGTATTGAGAAACAACTAAGGGGCCTAATGATGCTTGTTCTTCAAGAAAAACATCAAAACTTTCTAAGTTTAACTTCTTTACTTTTCCTCTTCTAAATATATTATTGACATTTGGCATAATTTTTTTCTCTCGTATATAAATATGAAAATTTTAAATTTATATACTTATTTATATGTATAAGGTGTGTATAAGATGAGTAAAAAGAAAAGATATAATTTTACGCTAGATGAAGACTTGATGTCTTGGTTTAAACTATATTGTAGGGAAAATAGGTTGACTGCTTCTGCAGCATTGAATAATCAAATTTTTAAGCTATATAGACAAAGTGGTGTTTCAAAACCATTAAATGTTTTATCTACTAAATCTGACTGATGAACTTCCGTTTGTCTTTTTGATTTCTAATAGTGTATCAACAAAGTCTCTCATAGTTTCTATGTGGGATACTACAAATGTAAATTGAAATTGTGTTTTTAGATATTGGAACAATTGTGAAACTGAATTTAAGTTTTCACTATCCATTGTTCCCCAACCCTCGTCTATTGCCAAAAAGTTACTTTGTGGTAAATTACTTACATTCATCAATCCAATACGAATTGCTAATGAACTAATGAATCGTTCCATACCACTTGATAATTCTAAAGGCCATACTCTATCATCACCATAAACAATGTGAGTATCTATTTGTTTTCCATCCATATTAAACACAATACTAAAATCAACTATCTGTGCAAGAATATCATTTACTGCACCCTCTACGGTAGGTAATGATTTACTGATTAAATCATAAGGAACTCCGTCACGTTTGATTGCTTCTAATAAGAATTGATATGCTTGGTAATCACCTTCAAGTTCTTCTACTTTATCAATATTATCGTTAATTTGTTTTTCGTTTGTTTTCAACACTTGTATATTTCCGTGTAATGTGGTCATATGTGTTGATAAGTCTGACATATCATCATCTAACAAATATTTCTTTCCTTTAAAGTCTTCTATTTGTTTTCCAATACCTTGATTATAAACTACATCGTGTTGTTGGTCTATTGATTTTTGTATTTCAGTAGTAATTGATGTTAATTGATTTTCTAAGTTATCATTTCTTTCTTGTAGATATTTTAGATTTGATGCTAATTGATTATGTCTTGAATTACCCTCAACATATGATTGTCCTAAGTCATCTAAATCTTTTTTAAATGCTCGTATCTTAAACATCTTTTGGATTTTGTCGTCCATACGAGATTTCTTTGTTAAATACTTTCCTGCCAATTCTTTATCTTTGTCCAATGTTTTTTTGTTTTCCATCGCATCTAATGTAAATGGATTACTCATACAATGGTCACAATTTTCATCATAAGTCAAATTACCAAGTTTTTCAATCTTGTCTAATTTAATTCTTACATCTGCTTTTAACTTGTCTATTTCGACTTGGAATAAATCTCTTTCTTCTTCAAGTTTTTCTAATTGTGCATATTTTTGTTCTACATTTTCTGATTCATATGTTGCTATCTTATTTTTAACTTCAGTTAATAATCGTTCACAATCATATTGTTCAGTAATAGCTCCATCCATATCAGCCATAACACTTTGTTGCATTTGATTAGTGTTGTTCTTTTCAAATTCTAATGTTTTGATATCTCTAATGGTATCGTCAACTGGCTTTAATTTCTTGACTTCTTCTTCTATATCATCTTGTAAAGAATTTATTTTATTTTTCAACGATTTCTCTTGACTTTGTAATTCTTTTTCCTTAGATTCTAATATGATGAGTTCGTTAGTAATTTGTGCCAACTCTGAATCATAGTCTGCTTTCTTAAAGTCAGTCAACAAAGCATTTACTTCTCTGATATCCTCGTTAGCTTGTATCCATAATTTATCAAATATCTTTAATCCCATAAACTGAGATAACAATTCTTTTCTTTCTTTCTGTGTTTTATTAATAAACACCGTAGAATCGTTTTGACTTGACATAGATGTTAAGATAAAGTCTTCGAAATCTCCAATTACTTTTCTTATATTTAATTGCGTAGTTCTTCTTTGGTCCCCATTAAGACTTGTGGTATCTCCATTTTCATCAACCATCCAAAAGTCAATATTAATTTTGACGTGTCCTGTTCTTAAATTCTTTTTACCTGTCTTTTCTATCCAGTAATTTGTTCCATCAATCTCAAAGTTCAATTTACAATGTAGATTGTTTTTTGCGGTATTGATAATATCGGATGCTCTTGTTGCTCTTGTTGATACATCAAATAAACAAAATGATAACGCATCTAATAATGCTGATTTACCACTTGCGTTTGGTGCAAACAATCCAATGATACCATTTAGTTTAGTAAAGTCAACTACATTGTCTTCTCCGTAACTAAACAAATTACTAAATTCAAACTTCTTTAATTTCCAATTTATATTTCTTTGTATTTGTGATTCTGGTATGACTTGATTTACTTCTTCAAGAATTTTCTTAATCTTAATCATAGTGTCTTCATCAACCATATAATTGTTATTTAGATATTCTTGTATTAATTTGAATTGGTAATCAACACTATTGACATCACCTATATTAATTTTCTTATCACGAATCTTTTCTGTTGATAATCCGTCTACTCTCGTAATAACTGACTCTTGTATATTTGCCATCTTCTGAATCTGAGCCATTAATCTTTTTAATTCTGCTGGTTTGGTATTTGATACTCGTATTCTTATTCTTGGTTTAGCAGGAAACTTAGGTAGTTCTGGCAATTTACCACCATCAATATCAATTGTATAATAACCATATTCATTTGGTATTTCAATGTATTGTGATTTTCTCTTTGGAACATCCCAAAGTAAATAACCTTTACCTACATCTTCTCCGTGATTCTGTTGAACTAATGAACCACAATAAGATATGGTTTCTTCTTTATTTAAATGTTGTCTTTTGTGAATATCTCCAAGTAATCCTAAATCATATCCTTTAAACATATTCATTTTGACTTTAGATGGTAACTTGAATCCTAAATCAGTTTCACTTCTATCTACGGTTCCGTGAAACAATACAATTTTAGTATCATCATTTTTAATATCTTTTGCTTTAATGTAATCAGATTCTTTATCCCAAACATCCCATACTGCTAAGTTGGTATCGGCACATCTATACACACCTGTCTTTTTCAGATAATGTAGATTCGGGTGATTTAAATTTTCTACGATTGGTGTCAATACATCCATACGATTTAGATTATTTAGATTAGCGTCGTGATTACCTGCTATGATAACTAATGGACATATGTCTGCTAAGTTTTTGAACAATCTTGATAATTGGTCTACCAATTCAGGTGACATCTCAGTCTTTGAATGTGCAATATCTCCACCGATATACGAAATGGCATTATCTGGATTCTTTCTTACTTCTTTGTATAGTCCTTCAAATACTTGTTCGTATTCTTTGTGTCGTTGTAAATTTCTGATTTGGATATCACTAATGTGATGTATGTGTTTTAGTTTCCTAAATGGAACCTTTATTTTTGATTCTAACAATCAATCTCCTTGAGTCGTTTATTAACTCTTTGTAATTTCTCTTTTGTAACCATAATGTCGTATGCGAATATTTCTCCGTCTTTGATATATTTAGCAGTATCCTCTATATTGAATTCTTTTACCAATTCTTCAAATACACCGGCGCTAATATGCACCTTGTATAAGTCTTCGTCAATTTGCCAGGTATTGTTTTCCATATAATTTCATTTCCATTAAAGTTTTAAAGTTCATTGGAATAGCGTTATGAATTTCTTCAATCATTTGATGATAACCTAAATCGTTTGGGTCTTTTCCGTTTAACTTAACAAAGTTAACGTTTATACCATTATCGGAAAACCTTTCAACCATTTGTATAGCATCGTCAAAAGCATCACTATCCAAAACAATAAATATAGAGTTAACTCGTTTTTCGATAATTTTATTTGAAAGTTTAGGTAAAATAGTTTTCCCGAACAAAGGGATTGCGTTGGATTTAATGCTCATAGCGTCAAATACTCCCTCTACCAAGATAATCGGTAGTGACCAATTAACATATAGGTCAAATCCGACAACATCTTTTGGAAAAGGTGGGTTCTTATATTTGAAGTTTGAATTGTAGAAATCTCTTCCGACAAAGTAATTTAACTTTCCGTCTGAATCATAACTCGGTATAATAATTCTGTTGTTATACATACCTTCTGAACAATATCCTAAATTGTATCTTGCTATATCTTCTGAATCAAATCCTCTTTTTCTTAAAAATCTTATTGCGTGTTCTTTAATGACTGATGTATCAAATGGGTCTGATAATAATTTCATTTCTTTGGGTAATTGTATAACTTCTGATTTCTTATCCCCATCTTTCTGATAATAAGATACATCTCCGAGCATTTGATTTAGCTCTTTAAAATCATTATATCCCGCACCAGCTTTCTTAAATAATTGGTATAAGTTGTGTCCACCTTGATTACTTACCCAACAATGCCATTTACCCGTTTGGATATTGACTTGTAGCTTTGGTTTATGGTGTTGAACAAAAGGACTCCAATACATATATTCATTAGTTTTACTTAATGATTGTCCTTTAGAGTTTAATACTTTATCCAATAATTGAATCAACCCTATATTCATACTTCGGTTAATCCACTTTCACGAGCTCTTCGTTGTTTAGCTTCCAATTCTTCCTGTAATTCTAAGTTCTTAACGGATTGATTAATGGTTTCTACATCTTCTAATGTAGGTATCTTCTCTTCTCTTGGAAAATCTAATGCGGAATCTGGCATTTCTTTTAAACCCGTATAATTAGAAGAACTTCTTATCTTTTCACCTAATCCATCTACCATTTCAATATTTAATCGTTCACAAGTTTTAACTTCTGGAACTTCTCCGAAGTCCCTATCTCCACCCTTACAAAAGGTAAGGCTTGAGAGTTCGTGGAACCTGGCTACCATTTCAAGTGATTTAGACACGCTTGCGTCCTCGTCTACACTTATTAAGACTTCATCCACCATACCTAACGCAAAAACGATTTCTAACCTATCTCTTTCGTCCATAAAGGGTTTACCCTTTTTTAATATAGCTTGTTCGTCATTATTGATGATAACTACTAACTTATCACCTAATTTACTAGCCATTTCTAAATATTCTAAATGACCAACGTGTAATGGGTCAAAATATCCACTCGTTACGATTACTTTCTCTTTTTCATTCATATTACTCATCCAACATCTCCATTAAGTCGTCTAATTGTAAAACTGCATAGGTTTTACTTCTATTTCTCTTAAATATCAGTAAAGGTGTATGTTTACCTGCATTTGTTTCGGTTTGTTCTAAAGAACTCCATATATTTAATTTTTCTTGATTTTTACACTCTACTGAGAATGGAAATAATTTCCTTGCGGCAGGTGATAATAAGATATCTTCACCCGAATCACCCATTGTGATTGAACGAACATCATCTTCTTCTAATTGATTGAATTTTTCCAAGATTAAATCTCGGACGTTATTCTGTAACCTTTTGCCCTTGTTCTTTGCTGAACGACTTTTCATATAGTAATAAGTATATAATAAAACTTCTAAAACTTAATTTATTTTATTTAAAAAAGAAATAATTGATTTTCGGTATTTTGAACCATATATATAATTGTAGGTAGGTATTGATAAAGCAAAAGTTATACCAGTATTAGAAATTACCTTTCCATTTTTTACGATATTCTTGTTGGGCCCAGTTCTCAGCTTTCTTTTCCCACTTATTAGCCAAGTATCTATCCAGACCATCTAACTCAGCCATATTACTTGCTTGAGCATATTTCTTTAAGAACTTAGTTTTTCCGTATTTATCGACTTGAATTGCGTGGTGTATTTCGTGTAGAACCGTAATGATGAAGTCATCAACGTTATCGTAAGACTTATTTAGATTAATTGTATCGGTATCCCAATTATATCCACCTTTATCTGTATGTCCTTTTTGTTTAGAATAATTACCAAACTTTACTTTAGTTTTAGGTAACTTATAATTCTTTACTAATTCATTTGCAACATATAATAAGTCTGTTCTTTCCATTAGTAAGTATATTTCTGTTAATTCTTTCATCCGTTGTTCTCCATATTCCACTTATCTACGGCTTCTTTCATACCAGACATTGGGCCCTGATAAATTATATTTGTAGATTTATTCCCTACTGGAATATCTACCAACACCTTTTCTTTATTTGTTAAGTCTTGACTGACTGCCTCTAGCTTTTCTTCTTTCTTTTTACCGAACCAACCCATTATTCATTACCTTTCATCTGTCTAAATAATTCATCTGCTAACTTCTCACCATACTTTTTATCACTTACATAATGAACTCTACCCATTATTCTTGATTCAGAAACTTTCTTTGCTATATCCATATATTCATCTGTATTCTTTGGGTCTTTCTTACTCAATACTAATCCAATTAAACGACCTTGTAATGCGTGGCCACTTGGATAACTTGGTGTTTTAGCAGTATCTAAGTTATGTCGTTTAAAATCTTCTATATTATAATATTCTGCTATTTGAAATGGTCTTGGTCTGTTGTATTTATATTTTAATTTAAAGAGATATTTAGCTGTGTCTTGAATAATCTGTTGTAAGTATTCTTCTTTAACATCAATATTATTTTTTTCTACTACTTCCATAAATACTTTTACTGTATCATCATACTTCTCTACAAATTTATTATCAATAACTCCGTCATTGTATGCAAGTAGATAATGTATTTCCGATTTTGTTTTTTGACTATCATTAGCAGGTGGTTTAATTCCTGATAACGATACCTTTGGTGGAAACAATTTAACTTCCCTTTTCATCTTTTTTAGGTGTCTTGGTTTTATGGTTTTGGAAAAAACCATATTCTTTAAACTCTCGTTTATAAGTTCTTTTAATTTAATCATTCACAATCCTCACATTGACATACTTTTAAATTATCAGGTATGTCGGTTCTTGTTATTTCGTTTCCGTCTTTATCTTTGATTGTTAAATCAGTATTGGCCTTTACCATTATGTCTTCAACTTCCAAATCATCTATATGACAACCACAATCATTACATACTTTTGTAATAGTTCGTGTTCCGTTTGATGCTATATGTAATTTAATCATAATTAACTAATCTTGTTATCAGTTTAATATCGGGATATGTATTTTTTAATTTCTTTACTGCTACTATATTCTTTTTTGAATCATCAAAAAATAATACATCATCATATCCATTTTTTATCTGCTTCTCAATCCAATCTGATTTATCCTTTGGATTAGAACTTGATAATGCAACAACATAAACATCATATCCAATATCTTTAAAAAATTGACGAACTGGCTTGTATGCAGCTCTTGCTGTCAAAATTGTTATTCTTCTATTGCCAGAAGCTTTATAAATATTCTTAAAAACTCTAAACATAGATTTAATCTTTTTGGGTTCGATTACTTTACTAAAATCAGTAAAGTCAAACTCATCACCCGATTTAGCTTTGTATATTGCGTATTCACCAGTAGTTAGTGTTTTCTTTTTCCCTTTATTAATTACGTGTATTCTTGAATTAGACTTAACTAATGTATCATCAAAATCAAATACTCGTAATTTCTTTTCTAACAATAATTTTAACTTAATCATCTCCAATCCCATAGTTTAATTAAATTGTAGGTTATACCAATTCCAATTACTGGTTCTGTCATACCTGTTGTGTTATTGTATGCTATACCCAAAAACGGGCCAATTGTTAATTGGTTTCTTGGTGGTTGTATTTTTTGGATTTCACCCCTACCTCTAATTGTTATACCACCAATATACGTTTCATCAATATACGAAACAAATTCATCTTTATTAATCTTTTCTATCTTTGGTGTTAAATTAATTTCACCAATTGTATTGACATCAACTTTCTTAGTCGTTAGATAATCATCTTTCCACGCAACCAATACTTGCCCTTTGGTTTCATATTGACCGACACGATTAACTTGTTTATCTACAAATTTAAATCTATCATTACCTGATATATTAGAAGACAAAGTTGACTTCATAGACATCACTTCAATCTTATATTCTAAATCTCTTAGTCTTTCTAATAGTAGTGAGTTTTCTTCACCACGAGTTTCGTTGTGTTCTGCGAAATCTAATAATAGTTCTACATTTTGGTCAGATAATAAATTGACTCTATCTTCCAAACTATCTATTAGTTTTTCTTGAACTTGAACTTTTAATCTCAATCCAACAAACTCACGATACAATTGTTTTATATCGTAATGATTTGCAAAATAAACTGATGCTAATAAAGATAACGATGCTATTAATGAAAGTATATCTTTATAATATTTCTTGAACCGCATTACCTATTGCCTCTTTCAAAGCTCCACCGAGTTCACTTCTATCGAAAGGTAATTCTTCGTTTATTTGAAAACCAGTAGCACTAATTTCTTTATCAATAGTTCCTACTCCATTACCACTAACGACTTTACCCGTCTTTTTATTTAATAATTCAACCACAACTCTAATTTCTGTTGTAGTGGTTTGCTTTTTAAATATTCCAAGTATTGTTGTTGATGTTCTTGGTCTTCCAAGATAAACAACTCTTGCTGTTAATTCAAAGTCTGATTCATTTTCTACTAAATCATATCGTGAATCCATTACATTTTCTGTAAGTATATTTGTAATACCCAAGAAAATACGAGTGTCTTCTAAACCCTCAACTTCTGCTTGATTAACAAAGTTGTTAATTGTCAAAGTTGGAATTTCTAGTTTGTCTTGACCAACCATTGTTGGTTCTGGCATTTGTGCATTTACTAATCCAATTAGTAATACGATTAACCATAGTTTCTTCATTTTCTTCTCCTTAAAAATTAGTTCCAAATATTATCGAATAGCTTATATTTCGTTTTCCAATATCATTAACTAACGTATTATATCCTACATAAAACCCAAAATTCATCTTAAAGGTTTCTGTAAAGTTAAAATCTACATTAAATCCTGGATAAATCAATATAGGACTTTCCAGTAATAAATATTTGTTTTCCGTTTTTAATCCCTCATAATAACGAAAAATCGTATAACTTACAAAAGTTTGTAAGTTTAAGGTATTGTTTCTCATTTGTATTGGATATCTATACCCATACATACCATTAATGTTTAAAAAATTCTGTCGTGATATTTGTCCAACTGATGAACTTATCAATCCAACTTGGTTTACATCTTGCTTAATTACTTTTCCGTAATTACCTGTGATTAACCAATCACTACCCTCAAATGTTCTATAATATAATGCTCCTACATTCCAAAAAGCACTTTGTTTCTTTTCTTTGCTCTTACCACTCCTACCATACAACCCTAAGACTTTCTTTAAGTCCAAAGTAATATTCATAGTGTAGTTAAATTCTTTAGTTAGGTCAAAGTTTTCTTCACTATAAACTGAATTTAGTGAAGTAACCGAACCATAACTATAAAAGGTATTAACGATATCTCCACCAATAAAACTTGGTTCCGATGCCGATATATCCTCGTCTTCACTTTCTTCTAATTCTGCCGACAAGCCCAATGTGTTCGCAGATGCTAATGCTTCTTCTGCAATATTGACCGCACAAGGAAATAGTTTTTCAAAATCACTATAAACTTGCTGTGTCCAATTTTGTAATGTTCCGTCTGCTACTTGTTCCCAAGTAAAAAATGCTCTTTGGTTGTAATAAGTTACCCAAAAACCACCTTGTGTTGTTTCAGTTGTATAATTAAGATTAACCGCTTGTTGATTACAAGGGTCTATATAATTATAACCGAAACCTTGTCCATATAAACTACTTACTAATAATAATGTGAGTAACCATTTCATTCATTTTACCAACCTCTTTTTTCCATTCGTCTTAATACATTTGCGACTGCAGTAATTACTGCACCCGTTGTTGCAAATGAAACGGTAGATTGGTCAAATGACATATCAAGATTTTTTAATAGTCCTTCACCTTCTTTTGCTGAAGTTCCTAAACCACTACCTGTAATATACTTACCTGTTTCAACTGAAACAAGACGAACTTGAATACCAACCATTGTGGTATTTTTTAATTTTGCTTTTCTTCTTGATATTTCTTCTTGATTAGATACTGCAAAATCATACAATTCTGCATATACAAAGTATTTAGTTTGTGCAAATTGTCCAACACTATCTAATTCATTGTCAAGTAATCCACTAACACTTCTTTCCCACTCTTTAACCATTTTATTTAATACTTCTTCTTTTTCTTCAACGAAGTAGAATCGTCCTGCTTCTTCCAAGACTTCAATGATTCTTTGAGTTACACCAAATCCAACTCGTTTATCACGAAGTTCTGGATAGGCATTTAGAATATTTTCTGAAATGGAAATCTGAATTAATTGAACTCCTTCAGGTTCTCCATCAAACCACTTGATATCATCAAGAGTTTTTTCTGCTTCATAGGAAGCTATCTTTGATTGAACTTTTGTTTTACCTGATTGAGCTTCAACACTTGATGTTGCACACCCAAATAAAAATAATGTTATTAATAAACTTAATATATGTTTCATTTTTTTATCCTTTAAAAAAGTTTGCGTTAATTTCTACGAACCTTTGCATATCTTCTGGTGCGTCATCTTCATCCCAAATAGCATCTACTGGACATTCAGGTTCACACGCTCCACAATCAATGCATTCTTCTGGGTCTATATAAAGTTGTTTCCCAGAAAGGTCTTTCATACCAATAACTTCTGCTCCTAATCCTGTTGGGTCGTCTGGTCCGTGAATACAATCCACTGGACAAACTTCAACACACGCTGTATCACAAGTACCGATACACGGTTCTGTTATGATAAAGGTCATTTTTCTGTTTTGCCAAACCCTAACATCATCAATTGTACCATAAGAATTAATCTTTTAATTAAAGATAAATCATCTCGTTTCAATTCATTTTGTATGTGTTTGAGTTTTGCTTCTTTTGTTTTAAATATTTGCATTAGTTTTTAAACCTTGCTAATGGGTCACCGTGAAACTCTTCAATCATTACCTTAAGATTCTTAATAGAACCTTTAAGTTCTTTAATATCACGATTAAGATTTACGATATCCTTTTCTAATGGTGATAAATCAACATTACCTACGGTATCTAATTTTTCTCTTAGGTAAACGATATCATCATCAAAACTTTGAATTTTGTTAGTGACTATTTCTATATCACTTGCTTCTGCAAATCCTTCAACTACTTCTTCTAATGAATCTATTCTACCTGTAAAAGTATACCAACCTGCTATCAAACCTGATAACACTGTTACTAAACTTACGATATTTGTTATTGATAATCCGAATTTTTTATTCTGAGCATCATCTAACATTTTTTCTGTATCTACTACTTTTTTTGCCATTTTATTTTCCTCTATTTACAATCGCAATTTTCACAATTACAATTTTCACAATCGCAATTTTCGCAATCACAATTTTCACATTTGTATTCTATCATTATCTTCTCCTAAAAATCAAACCCGAATGATAACATCAAGGTTTCGTTATGGAAACTCTCGGTATTGTAAAGATATGCTAATGATATATCCACAACATTAGTATTGATACCACCACCTATTGTGATGTAATCAACATTAAATTCTGGTTCTGAATAATACCCTAATCTTAAATTACCTACTTCTCCTAATAAATATTCACCACCAACTCCAAATGAAGAATAATCTTCAAATAGTTTTATATCTGATAGTAAACTAAAACTACCAAAACTTTGTTTAATACCAATACCTAATGACATTGGTAAACTTGATGATTGGTCTGCAAATTTCGTTTCACCACCTAAGTCTTTTAATACAAGACCTAATGATGTGTTACCGAATACTTTATGAGCACCGATATCAACTCCATAATTCATATCAATATCTATATCATCAATGAAACTATGATTGTAAAGATTAAGTCTTGCACCCAATAACCAATCTCCTAATTCCATAGCATAACTTCCACCAACTCTTAGTGATGATGAATCAAAATCTCCTGTTATGATACCACCAATATCTGCAGCTGTTTGAGTTCCGTAATCAAAGTAAAATACTTCTACCGAAAATCCCATACCACTTGTGTATTGTAGATTTTGATATCCCATATCATCAACAAGATTTGGTAACCACTTTACATATGATGTTTCTTGGTGTGATTCAAGTCCTGCAAATGCTGGATTATGAAATAGGTTTTTAGAATTTGAATCCGCAATACCTGAATTTCCTGCTCCTGCACTATGAACACTTGGGTTCAATGTAAATATACTATTTGCCTGTGCGAATAGTGTTCCTGTTAATAGTAATAAACCTAATAATTTTTTCATTATTTAACTCCTCTGAAATTTCTTTCTTTTCTATGGTGTTTGTTTCGGTTGTCCATATCATCTTTTCCAATAACATATCCCAAACTAAAAATCACAATACTACCAAGTATCATACGATTTTTCTTTGAATGTATTTGGTGTTTATAATTTTTGTTATTAAATTTATTATGATGATGTTTATGTTTATTGACGATTTTTCTATCGTGCATTTTCATTCTCATCATCATTTCTTCAACTTGAACTTGTCTGTGGTTATCTTTTTGTTTCCACATTCTTTCTTGTTGAAGTTGGTCCTTGTGTTTAATCATTTCTCTATGTTCTTTTTTAGCTTCATCAGTATCATTGATTGACTGAGCCATTAAAGGAAATAGAAATAATAGTAATAATAATTTTCTCATAATACTCCTTATTTAATTATTGTAAATTTCTTAGACTTTATTTTGTTTTCTGTTTCCATTACAAATAGATAAATACCTGGTTCCAAGTCTTCATATCCACCATATCCACCTTCACCTATTACATCTGGTAAGTCTGAGAAAGTATAAGTGTGCATTCCGTCATTAACGACTTCATCTAATATTACACCGACTTTTTGTCCGTTAGCGTTATAAATACTAATCATTACTTGACCAGTTTGTTCCATAAAGAATTGGAAGTTAATAGATTCGTGTTCACTATTGTTATATGGATTTGGATAAACATAAGTCATTTCATCTTCTGATGGTTGTCCACCACCGAATGCCCAAAACTTATTCCATATTCTAATCTTACCACTTTGTCTATTCATAAGTAAGTCATCACCTGCTGGATTACCAGCGTTAGCTTTTCCTACAAATTGTAAGTCTGCTTCTGTCCACTCTTGGTTATTGTTTTCATTTAGTTTTGAATTAAATACTAATTGTAATCCAACCATTTCTTCTGTAATGTAGTAATCTTGTGGTGCATTGTTCGGTGAGTTATCTAATCCACCAAATGAAATTGTTTTGTATCCGTCTTCGTCAACTTCACTTTCATTTAAGTAAGTCATCCACGGCCCTGGCAGTAATCCTGTTTGAGCGTCTATAAATTGTAATTGTTCTTCTTTATATCTAACTTCAAATTCAAATCCTGCTACTTTAGTTGGTAGTCCTGTTATTTCATCTACACTTGGTGTAATTGTTAATGGAACTACAACTTGGTTACCCATTTGAACTTTAACACTTCCGTCATCTGGTAATGATAAACTCACACCTTGTGTTGAGTTCATACTTCTACTACTTCCATTATAGGTGTTGTTTGTGTTGGTATATGTCCAAGCTGTTGGTGCGTCATCACAACTTGCATTTACACAATTTTGATTCCAAGAACTATCTCCTGAACTTCCGTTCTGAACCGTATGTGTTGACCAACGATAATATGTTGTTCCTGTGTAAGCGTCTTGATATCCATCTGCACCTTGAGATGTTTCTAAAACTTTTGTTCCTGTTAAATTCATATCACCTGTAAAGTGAAGTGCTATTTCAGCTTGTGTATAATCTGGATTTACATCTCCGTCAGTTGAAACATCAGGGTCATCAAAGGTTGATGTTCCTGCTAAAATTACTACTTGTAAAGTATCATTACCTGTTACGACATCATCCATCAAAGCATTTAACCAAACAACTCCCCCAGCGTCTTGTGTTAGTGTTGTTGTTTCTTGTGGTAAGCTGTCATCCCAAAATGCTGTAAATTCTCTTCTTTGTTTTGTATCACCACCTCTAAGTGCTTGGTAATAACTAAGACTTTGTGCATTTCCGTTTGCTTTTAAATTATCTATACTTGACCATTGTTGATAAGTGTTTCCATTAATGTGAGTATATGATGTTGAGAATACTCCACTTACATACGCCCATAAGAAATAAGCATCATTTAATTGGAACAAGTCATCTCCGTCAACATCACCAATTAAATATGCACTTGGTGAATCTACATTAATACTTGTTTCATTTATAAATTTATTTGATTGGAAATTAAATGATGCGATTGCGTCATTAATATTTGTAATAGCATATCTATCCAATTCCAATTGTGAATGACTTCCGATATCATCATTTGCGTCTGGTGGCCAGAACGAAACACGATAAGTATTGTTTCGTGGTAATTGGATATTGTAATATCCATTTTTATCTGTATAGGTGTAATCAAAATATGATACTCCTAAGAATCCTTTACCTGGTAAAGCTTGTGATGCCAAAGCTGTTGGTGTGGTTGTGTCTGTTAATTTATAATAGTAATAAGTTCCACTAGCGTCTCCAATAACATCATCACTTAAATCTTCATCTGCTGTGTTTGCGTCATCAGCAATACTTTCTATATTATACCAATTACTAAATGGTGTATTACCATCTACATTTGGATTTGCTTCATCCAATTCAAAAACAACTTTCCAATATGGATATGTTTTTTGAACAAATGTATCGTCGTCTATTCCGTCTGAGTCTGTATTGGTTTTTTCTCCAATATATCTACCGAAACCTTCAATGTCAACAAGTTTTGGATGTAGAGAAATATCTCCTCTTGCACCACCATTGTTTACTGAATCAGTTCCCCAATTTCCGTCAATGTATACTTTGTAATCTAATAAGTAATCATCAGATACATAAGTATAATATCCAGTTCCACCACTATAAAGTGTTGGTATTCTAAATGAACGTGGTTGATAATTATCAACTACATCATTAATTCTAAATGTTAATTTAAGAACTTGTGCTTGATTTCCAGAACCATTACCAAATGTAAAATCTGGTGTTCCATCACCTGCTCCATTATTTTCAGCGATATCAACTCCGTGACTTACCATAGTAACTCTTAACCAATCATAACCTGAATCATTTGCTGAAGTTTCATTCCCACTACTTTGAATAGTATCAGTATATCCTACATTGGAATAATGAACCACCTCAAATGAATAGTCTGTTGAATTAGTTGATGTTTCATCACCCTCAGTCCAACCTGATATTTGACTACCTTTAATTACTCGTGAGTTTCCTTGAGTCCAAGCATTGATTGATGTTTCTTGTGTAGTTCCATCATTTTCAATCCAAGTGATTAAATCATTATCAAATGCTATGTCAAATCTAAATGTAGTAATATCTTTACCTACATCGTCAAGAGTGACTTCTAATTCTAAAATATCATCTCTCCAAGAATCAAAATTATTATTTGTTAGGGCTGGTGTTGATATATCATCTGCCAAAAATGTTTGTAATTGTACAGTTGTTTGGGCTTTCCACCAATATTCTGGTGTCTTCCACTCCCCTATTTGTTTAACTCTTATAATTGGATTCTGTGCAAAGACAAATCCAAACATAACTGCTGTCATAACTATTTTTTTCATAAAACGAAACATAGTGTTTCTCCGTTGGTTTAATTCAATAATAAATATAAAGTTAGTGAATATTATACATCAAAACGAACTACAAAAGTAGTTTCGATGTCATCACTTAATCTGATAGGTTTGGCAAGTTTTCCGTGAGCTAATAGTTCATTTTCTTCACTATAAAGACCGATATCTGTCACATATGGTTTAAATTCTGAACCAGTTGTCATTGGTAATGATTCAGTTGCTGCATTGTAGAATGTTGCATAACTTCCTGTTCCTTGACCACTCGGATTATGACTTGGTGGGAAGAAGTTAGACATTGAAACCGCACCCTCTTTTACTGTAATACTACCACTTCTATCAGGTGTTAAACTAATATTTGTTGAAGTATTAAATTCAAAAGGTTTTGCTTTTACGAGATACTCATATTCATATATTGTATGAGTTGCTTGATATTTTAATGTATAGGCAGATGTTGCGGCGTCACCATAAGAACCTGTATCGGTAAAGATTAATAGTCCTTGTGGATACATTATGTTACCGACTTCACTACCACTACCTACTGCATTTGTAGTAGTTGTACTACCACTTGTAAATTTGTTTGTTTTGAATGTTGAGAAACTTGCAGAGTGTGCATTATCATAAAGATTTCCATCTCCGTCATCTCTAATATCAAATGTTACACTACCAATCGTTACCGATAAATCAAGACTACCTGGTTTTATTTCTTCTCCAAATAAATCTCTACCAACACTTAGTATTGAAGCAGATGTATTTAAATTTGTGCTGACTAATCCTGGATTATAACTTGCTGTAACGTGATTAGCATAAAATGTTTGATTTAACATATGCCAAGTTGGTAATCCAAAGTATTGTGTCGTTACTGAACCCGAAACTACTTCGGTTACTGCGTCTGATGCGCTTGTGTAATTAAATTGAGAACCACTTCTAGCCTTTATTCCCCATACTCCACTTCCACTATCATTATTAGTGAACGTAAAGTTCTTATGGGTTTTAAAAGGTCTAACTGATGCTTCTTGTAATTCAAGATTTTTGAACATTATTTTGTCCTAAAAATCAAGTTTCACTTTTATAATAGCTTCCCTTGAATATGAATTTAGTAAAGGTTGAGATAACTTAGCAATTGCTAATAGTTCGTTCTCGTCATTATAAAGTCCAACTTGCGTAATGAAAGTTTTTGGGTCTTTAAAGAAAGTTGCTTGTGTCAATGAACCATCTGAACCTGTTGCAAAGGTTGGATTAGAACTAAAATTAAATTTCTTGTTGTTTACACGAACAAAGAAATTTGTTGAACTAATTTCCTCTTCTCTACGAGCTGCGAAATATGAACCAGATTTAAGCGAATTATAAAACGCTTGTGGTCTATTGGTAAATGCGTCAGCTGACCTAGGGTTTACTGATAATCCACCACTCAATTCTGCCATTTTAGCATTTAGTAATACGATTCCTAAATCAGGATAAAATAATCCATATGAACCAAATAGAGTTTCAGCTGCTGCTGTTGTATTAACTCCGTCTGCTACTGAACCACTAACAACATTAAATACTCTACCACCTTGATTAACGGTAACATTTGTTGTTGCTCCACTATCATCAATTAATTTAATTTTACTACTAGCCGTATCACCTGCTGGCATTAGTCCTGCTAAATGTAATTCCCAATTTCCTGGGTCAATCTTTTCTCTTTGTCTTGCTCTTTGAAAAGAAACAAAATAAAAGTCTTTATCTCCTGATGCGGTTGGTGATGCGGTAAATTCAAATTTATTGGTATTTGGTGCTAACAATACATTTCTAAACTGACTATATAGTGCAGCTGATTGTCTACCACCTGTTGTTAATTTTGTTGTATTTCCTGTTGAACCACTTCCATCAAAGTGTGCATATCCAATTGCGTACTGGACTTCTGCTGAACTTGAAAGATTTGGGTCTTCGTTATAGATATCTAAAAAGGAACCTGTAATGTTTCCATTTGTAGATTGTGTAAATGCGGCTTCAAGAGTTCCTGAACCACCTGTCCATAATCCACTCGAGATAGTTGTTCTTTGATTTTCAACTACATCATTTTCTTTATCAAATATTTGAAATGTTGACATTAATTACTCCTTATACTTTACTTGGGTCTGCTTTAACGGTTACTGGTAAGGTAAATTGTGCACCTGAATTGTTACCGACGACCGTTATGTTTGTTGAAGTTTGTGCTGTTATTGACCTTGATATCAAGTTAACTGCTTTAGCAGTAACTGTGATTGAGCGTTTTCTCTCACCTTCGTTTAAGAATATTGGTGTTGTTGCTCTTCTACCACTAAATCCAAGTTCTCTCTCTAACATTCCACCACTACCTGCTGATGTTGTTAAACCAACTGGTGAAATGTTTGCTAACTCCCCATTCTGTAATATGAATGTGTATGAAGTATCAATACCATTTCTTGTATTTGGTGTAATAGTTTGAGTTTGTCCTGCTCCATTGAAAGTCAATGATGGACTTGGTAATTCCAATATAGGAAGTTTTGCTGTTTCCTTTGGAAGTGTTGTCAATTTATATCTCATTAGCTGATTCTCATCTACGAACGCCTCTAATAAAGGCATATTTTCAATTACTGCCCCATAAAAGTTTGACCCATTTGGGTGTGTTGTATCGTAAAGGTTGTAATCAACCTCGTCATCTGCTAATGCAAATTTTGTTACTTTAAATTCATTTTGCCCTCTTGCCAAAAGTTCACGACCTTTTTTTGTCAAAATTGCGTCTACTGTTATACTCGTATTGTCTAAAAATCCCATTTTTTATTTGCTCCTGTGGAAATTATATAACTATTCTTCTTCTCTAATAAATATAAGAAAGTTAAATTTTCCATTAGTTTTTTAATCTGTTCTTAGTTTAGTTATATCTGAATCCTGTGTTACTATTGTTGTTGGTGATACTTGGTTAACCTCAATAGGTTCTTTCCCATCAATAGTGTTGTCTCGTGTAAGTTTTGTTCCGAGATAAAATGTTCTAAATAGTGGCGAATCATATGCAACACTCTGAACATCACTATTGATAAATGATGAACTATATGATAATGTTGTTCCGATTGAAGCACTCAATGAACTTGAATAAAAGAATACTGCTTCTTGATTGTTTTCTGATGTTCTTGAAGCAGTTATATTCGGTTGTAATACCTCTGTAAATATTTTATTACTTGTTCCACCCCCACCTTCAACACTTGCTGTTGCGTATAATGAACCAAATTCACTTCGTGGGTCTAATGCGTCCAACACCATTAAAGAGCGTTGATTTAAAAATCCTAATGATGAACCTGTGCTATTGTTTAAATTAATTTCACCATTGTATGTATTGTATTCTCCACTCACTTCAAAATAATTATCATCTGAACCTGATATATATCTCGTTACTTGTATTCCATCTTCAAAGTGATTTGCATTTTCATAATAACGATTATCAAATTCTGGTCTATCACCGATAATTTGTTTACTTCTTTCTAAAATATTTGGTTCAATTAATATACCAACTGAAGCTTTTGCTCTCGCAGGAACTAAATTCTTTACTTGTGTAAATACACTTGAATCATAAAAACTTAATATTCTTAAATAATCAAAGAAGTTATTTGTATTTGTATATCGTTTAAAGTATTCTCTACGAATACTTCTTAATTCTGGATAATTAACTCTAAATTCATCTCTTGGGTCACCGATATAATCATCAAAGTCAAAATCTGCTACACTATACATTATATCTTCATTTACTACATCAGTTGGTGCAAAATAAATACCAAGTTTATTACTATCTATTGGTGCAAAGTTGTCTGATGATTTTTCTTTTCTAACATTGTAAACTAATGGTTGTGTAATTGTTGTATCTTCAATTCTAATCTTTGTAGCATTTCTACGAACACCACCAATATCAGGTACTCTTAATTTTTCTTGGTCAACTAATGTTCTTGAGAAATTAGCTGTAAATCCATTTACATCACTACCAGAAGTTCCCAATTCATATGTTTGTAAATGTGCAGCGTTTGATAGTGTTGGTGATGATGATAAATCTACATTATCATTTAATTGATAACGAACTAATAAGTCATTATATGATGATGAAATGCTATTTCCATTATATGCTTTTGGTGCTCTAACGTGATTATCAAATGCACTTGAACTTAATGGTTCTGACCATACACGGAATTCCATTAATGAACCCGTAAATGTATTTGCGCCAAATGCACTACCACTACCACCAATATAAAGATGTCCACTTGATGTGTATGCAGCATTTAGTTGACTACCTGATATATTGTTTATATCACTTGCTAAACTTGAAGTGTGTGTTTGTAAACTTTCACTTGATTGAAATAAAATTCTTTGTTTTGTTGAATCGTATTGTTTTGTAGTTAATTCATAAACACTCTGACTCAATATTTTATCATCAGCAACCTCATTTCCATCTGTATCTTTTCTTGTCAACATTACTGACCAAAAGTCATCATTATAGAATGGTAATAAAGATGAAGTTATAAATTGGTCATACACTTGGTCTGAACCACTTATTTCAAATCTTAAAAATCCATAATCATCTGTTTCTCCATTATCTTGTAATGAAATAGCAAAGTCATTTTCTTTTTGTACAATTATAGTATCTTGTGATTTAGGTGTTCTGAATCTAAATTCTATTGTATCGGGAACTTGTCCGTCTGCTGCGGCTTTCCAATGTGATTTAATATATTGAGCTGCTCTAAAGTCTGTTGCTCTTGTAAACTTTCTTTTAATTTCATAATTAACTCGTGTTCCTTTATCTGGTCCACCATATTCTCTTACTCGTAATATTGAACTCGGAATACCATAACAATTTAATAATCCTTTTAATGCTCTTTCCGTTCCCTTTGATTTAATAAAGTAAGGTAGGTTTGCTAAAATTCTTTTCCATATTTCTTCGGTAACTTTTTCTTGTGGTGAATCATATAATGACGCTCCATCCACATCATTACCCAACAAATATTCAGGTAAATTTACTAAATCATTTCCACTTGATAAATTTAATCCAAGTGCTCGTGCATAATTTTGTGCCACATCTTTTGATATACCCTCTGATATCTTTTCTACTCTCATATTAATATCTGTAATGGATTTTGTATAAGTCCATATTTCATCAAATTGTTGTCCTACCATATCCATAAATTCTAAGAATACATTGTTTTCAGTATCTTGATTAATATGTAATGGTAATGAATTTCTTAATGAATCCATATTATTTTGGTCATAAGTAGACGCACTTGATATGATATTATCGTACCAACTTATAGCGTCCGAACCTGTTGTATGAGTTAATGTAAATGGTGATGATGAATTTGACTTTGGCCAAGCGGTATCGTGAAATTCTCCGTCTGATGAACTAACATAAGATGAACTTTCAAAATATAAATAATGTTCATATGGGTCAAAAGAATTAATTACTCGTTGTTTCTTTCTTTGTAATTCTAATCTTGTGTCAGAAGAACTTGATATGGTTGTCAATGAATGACTTGCTACACTATGACTTTCAATTAATACTAACTTATCTTTAAAATTATTAATTCTACTTTCTGCGTTTGAGAAATTTACAAAATTTCCAAATCCTATATCGTCATTATCGTTATGTAATGTTGTTCGTTTTTGATAATCAATATTTGGTTGAACATCTAATAAACTACCCGATATTAATAATCTCTCAATATCTCGTGAGTCATCGTCTTTGTTACTTAATAACCCATCGTGTGTTTTATAGTTTGTTCCTTGAAAATCAATTGGATTATCAACTGAATTTAAATTTGGAATTCTTAAAAATAAACTATCATTTTCTGTTTCTATAAATGGTTTTAATGTAACGATATCTTTATAGTCTGGTAATCTTTTTTCTACAAATATAACTTTATCATCTACTGCACAATTTTCTGCAGGTTGTTTTAATTTAATAAATCTTTCTTTACCACTAGCCCCAAGTTCTTCATTAGTAATCAAATAATACTGATTATCTTTTACCATATAGGTTTTGTATCGTTCAATATTATTTTTTATATAATTAACTCTAAAGTTTTTAAATTTATTTGCTACTTCATCATCACCCTTGTGTTGATATAAATTTACTCCTTCATTATAGGATAAATTAACACGAATACGATTACTATCCATTACCTCTGTAATTGTTCCTACATAATCTCTTGGTTTTAATTTTGCTTGTGCTTGAGTAGTTGTGATAATCTTTTCTTTTGCCGTACCACCATTTCCACCACTTTCATTTTCAGTATCAGATTCAATAACTTTTTTAGGAACTTTAGGAATAAATCTTTCTAATCCAGCTTCTTCTAAAGCTTTCTTTGTATCCGGCTTTACTTCAAATACTTCTCCGGCCTCATCTTTACCTGTTGCTACGTGTTCTGCAAAATCTTCTCTTAGTGCTTCAATAGCTGGTGGTGGGTCTTGTGGGTCGAATCCTACATCTTTGATTGGGTCTACAAAAACTCTACCGTCTCCACCAATTTCTTCCAATACTACTCCACCTGGTCCAAGAATTTCTGTTACTCCATCGGGTCTTAAATTTGTTTCTGACCTTATTTGCATTGGTGTTTGAACACCTATATCTTTTGTAGGTGTTTCTATTGGTGGTGGTAATAATACTGGCGCTGGAATAACCAATGGTCTAACTGGCGCTGGTAATGGTTGTAGTTTTATAACTTCTGCTACTTGCTCTAATTGTATTTCTGCTTCAGTTACAACTTTTGGTGGTCTTGGTGTATATGCTGCTGCAATATTTGCTACGGCATTACCTGGCTGTGAAGTATCTTTTTCTTCCGATACATTTTCTATCTTAGGTCGTATAGGTAATCTTGGTGGTGGTGTAACGACTTTCGCTCTTGCTCCACCAGCTGCTGCTCTATTTGAGACTGGCTGATTTTTACGAGTGACACTTGTATTGTCCTCACCCCCAACTTCTCTACTATATCCTCTTGCTCTAGCCATTAGTATTGTCCATCTGCTGCTTGTTCTTGAAGTGTCGCATCTGCTACTTCATCACCTTGTGAAGCTAATTCAATTAAATCTTGTTTTGATAAATTTCTATAATCATCTTCAAATACTGGGTCTTGTTGTTGAGTTGAAGTATCTTCATTTGTTGTATCTTCATTACCTGTAATCTTATATAGACTCGGTATAACGATTTGTCCACCTACCATATTTTGTGTAAATCCTCTATCTTTTGGATTAATATCAAACTCTAAAACATTTTGGTCTTTTGAATCAAATTTAATTAATCCACCATTGTCTGCTTGAATCGCTTCATATTCAATCATAGCGTTCATTTCTTTAAAGTCATTTAAATATTCTGCATTATTTACTAAACTATCAGTTATAATTTTTACTTCTGTTTTGTCAGGTGATGTTTCACCGACAATATATTTTTGTTCTTTGATAAATACTTCCATAGGTTCTGCATTTGATTTTTCTTCATCTGATGTCTTTTGGAAGTATCTTACTTCTCCATTAATTATTTTTCGTTCAGCTTCACCTTTAAATAATGTTCCATCTTCTTTAATGAAAACATTTCTTGGTCTACCTGCTAATCGTCTTAAAAATTTATAAGTAACTTTAAAATCACCTTGTCTAAAACCTAAGTTTCTTAGATGTTGGCCAATATTCAAATCAACAAAAGAACCATCAGAAGTTACTTCAAATTCACCCAGTCCCATTATTCTTGTTACAAGTAAAGTATCTTGTATATCATAAACATACAACGCAACATAATCGTTGGTAGTATCTTTACCAAAGCTACTATAAACTTTACCTGGTTGGTAATAATTTATTTTTTCTTTATCTGTAAATCCGTATTCTAAAGCCATTGTTACCCTTAATTAAGTTTCTTATCTATTACGTATGGAAATTGTAATTGTAACCATATTCGTTGACCTTGTAGCGTTCTGTATAAATGGTCTTCAACTATTTCATCATAACGAAAATCCTTTAAATCTTTTTTTATTTCGCCAAATCTGTTAGCACTTATTCCCCTAACATTTCTTTTTGTATTAACTCTAAATTCTTCCCAACCATCAGCGTTAACATTTTTTTTATCTTTTTTATTTTCTTTAAAGAATTGTATAATCTTTTCGTGTAAACCGTCTGTTGAGATATCTGGTCCATTATCTTCTGAAAAGTATTCATTAGTGAATTGAATTAAATAATCTCTTAATGTTGCTTGGAACTCAATAATTTCTTCTGTTGTTGTATCTGTTGTGTCTGTTGAAGTGGTTGAATCATTTTGTCCGTCTTGAAAGTAAAAAGTAAAGCTATTGTCAAGTTCTCCCGTAAAGAATTGTTGTTTGTTTTCTAAGCGAACTTGTTGAAAGTCTTCTTCCAATGCAACTCCATCAACTGAACCCTCAAATGATTGTAGTCTTCCTATTGAATCCCTTAGTGGTGCTTTCGCATCAACTACTGAACCCGATAGGTTTGTTTTCTTTTTTAGGTCTTCTATTTCATTTTGATATTCTATGACATCTCCACTTAGGATATTATCATACAATTCTGATTTCTTTCTTGCGTCGGAAGGTAAGTAAGGCACTTTATCTCACCACTCTAAATTCAAATTCATCATCATAGAAATTAATTTGTTCATCAGTAGTGTCACTACCACTAATTACTTTAATAGCAAATCTATAATTTCTCTCTGCTTGTAGTCCGTCCATTTGTATGTTAAAGAAATTACTTGTTGAATCACAACTAATCTTAGAACCCGTTCCAAATGGAATTATCTCTTCCTCTGTTTCTGCGTCACGAACTGAATAAAAAGCAGATGCACTTGGTAAATACTTTATATCTAATTCACTTGGTGTTGTTGCAAAAGAAGTTGTTGGATACAATTCTCTACCAACTACTCTTAATTTTACTTTTGATTTTTCTTTGTATTCAGGTCTTAAATTTTTAAAATATATTTTTAATCTTTCTAAATCTGTTGAACTTAAAGCTGATAAACTTCCTGTTGCCCAACTTGAGTCATCCCACACTGCTTCCAATTTAGGTGGATAGATTGTATGAGTTTCTCTTGAAAAGAATTTTAGATTTCCTAATCGAGTTGAATCACCTTCTTGTCCTGCATTAAATGTGAAACTTGCTGTTGCGTGATTGCTTCCATATGAACCACTATCCTCTCGTTTCAGAATAAACCCGTTGTTCGGGTAAACTGAACTTGAGTAAACCCAATTATTCACCATATCAGTAACATCTGCTCTAATATCTTTCTTATCAAATGTAATGTCAAATGAAGAACTAATACCATATTCTTGATTAGCATCAAGACTTGCTGAAAACCAAGTACCACCTTCAGTCAATACCGAACCCGTAATCCAAGGCGTTAACGCATCGTGATTACGATATTGATAACTTGCTCCGTCAGAAGTTACTGGATTGTGGTCAAGTTTTCCTGTTCCTGCAGTCCAACTACCACTTACCATATAAATGTGCAGTTTTTGTTCTGCTTCAACTTCTTCCGAAGTTGCGTCAAATAAATTTAAAAAGAATTTTGTTCCTGTTGGCATTAAACCACTTTGGATTGATTCTGAAATATATACTAAATCAAAGTCAATCAATACTCTTGATACATTTGCTATACTACCATTTTGTTGAACGACTTTATTAACTTCTAATATTTCATCTAATCCAGTATTGATGGAAGCTGTTGTTCCACCCGAATAAAGTGTTGTGTCTCGTTTTCCAAATTCAAAATAATGCATTATTTATCTCCCAATACTCTTCCCTCGATATCACTATCGGGGAATTTCAGTTCAAATATACTTGGGTCTAATGATGGATATACAACTCCGTCTTTTGATGCGGAATCCATATCATAAACATTACCACTATAATTGTCTGTTGTTAAATGTTTATTCGTAATAACAATTAAATTCTTTTGTGGATTATTTGTTTCTGGTGGAACAATTGAAACTACTCCGTCCACTAATGAAATCTGATATGCTAAATCACTCAACACAATCGGTTGATTAATTTGCCACTTCTCTGTTGCGAAGAAATTCTTCACTTGTTGTATTGCTTTAAACAATACATCATTTTTATTAAATCCTCTACGAGTTATGATATTAAACTTAACTCCAATATTAATAACATAAGCGTCTTTAAGATTAATTGCATCTGTTAGTAATCTATATTGTGAAAGATATAATTTTAAATTTTCTTTTACTGCTTGATTTACTTGAGTTAGTTTTTTATTTCCTGTATGACCTAATAAATACATATTCAATGCCATAGGATTAGGAATAGTTGAGATGTTTCCAATTCGTTTTGCTACCCCATCAATGACTTCCAATTGTCCATTTTGTTCTAATTGTTCATCTTGAACAATAAATGCTTTTGCAATATTACCATATTTCTGTGGTAATGAATAAACTCTCGTAATGTAGTCTGCTCTTGTTACTGCTCTATTCTGTGCATTAAAGTATGCTGCAGCATTTTCTTTTATTTCAATTAATGTTTCTTGACTTGCTCCACCTGAGCTTGGTGATTCATTAAATACTATCAAACTTCCATTTGAAGTATCTTGTGTAGCAGTATCTAAACCTGATGTGCTATTTGTATAGGTTTTACTCTTAAAGTTTGTAATTGCATTTGTTGGAACATTATCTTCAACTGCTCCACCGTAATTATATTTTACAGTTAATGTAGTGCTTGATGGTGATAATCCAAATGTTTCAGTCTTTAGGAAATTACTTGGGTCAAAACTTTCATCTAATCTTGAAATACCCGTTCCTAATGATGAACCAACATTATCTGGATTTGGAATCAATTCTTCATCTGCGTCTGCACTAATACCACTTCCGAATCGTATTTCCATTTTATTATCATCACGAACATAAGTTGTAAATCGTCTTGCTGTTTTAATTAATTTTAATAAATAAGGTGTATCATTTTGATGTTCTGATAAAGCTGGGTCATTAAGTGTTGTATTTTCTTCTGATTCAAATACCGTATCTTGTGCTAAGAAAGGAACTTGATACCAAGTATTATTTTCACTATCAGTTATTGATATAATTTCCGTTACCTTTTCATTTGATAAAACTATTTTGTCAAACTTTTTAGCAGTTGTAAATGTAAATGTTTCTTCTTCTCTTGTTCCAGATTTTGCTAAAACTTTTTTAGTTAATCTATAATTTGTTGGAATATTACCTGAAGTGGGTTGTAATGTTTCTACTTGCATTGGGTCTAATGAACTTGATGCTTTAAAATTAACATCATCCAATAAACTAAATTCTGTTCCATTCTGTGATACTACCGTTGAGTTTCCACTTACAATACCAGAGTAATCTAAGTCTGCTTGGTAAGTTGCACTTGCTCCACTACCAATTGTTTTTGCAGGTACATCAACTTGAACCGTAAGTTCTACCGTTGAAGGTGCTGCTAATCTTGGTTTATATCCATATGATTGAGCAATTGCTAATACATTTTTTCTTTCTTCTGCAAATTGTAATAATGTTTCTCTAAATTGATTATCAACATAATAATTCAATACATCACCTACATACGCAGCCATTTCAACAAACATCATTCCTGGTGATGCTTCATTGAAATCATTGTATGTTGTTGGGAAGTAACTCTTTGCAAATTCTATAAGATTTTGTCTTATATCACGGAAATCTCTACCGAGATAATTTACCTCTTTTTTTACTAATTTTTTGTTTGTTCCGTAGTCTACTTGCCTCGGCATTTCTTATTCTCCAATATTAAAATTAAATGTTAATGTTTCAAAAGAATCGGGTTCTAATGATACTGAAAAGTCTATTGATACATCCACGATATTACTATCGCCTTGAATCACAACTATATCGTTTATGTTTATATAAGGTAACCAACTTGAAGTTGCGTCTCTAATAGCTTCATCTATTTGATTTTGAACATCTGGTCCTTGTTCAAATAAGATATCTGTTAATGTTGAACCAAATTCAGGTTGCATAACTCTCTCACCCTTTGATGTTAATAATAAATTTCTCAGATTAGCTTTTGCTTGTTCTAATATAGTTTTTGTCTTATAGAAAAATCCCTCTGGACTATAATCTAGTGGAAATCTAACTCCAACATATACATCATCATTTCTATCTATTTCTCTTACACTTGCCATTATCTATTAAGGTCTAAATCCCTCACCTTTTTTCTTTTTATCCATTGCTTTCATCAAACCAGAATAATCACGAGTTAAAGCATCTTGAACACCCTCTGGAACTTGGTCTACTGAAACACCTTGTTTCTTGATTGTATCTACTGCTGCCATTTCTCTTGCTCGTTCTTTATTTTGAACTCCACCCAAATTTCCATAACCCAATACTTCTGCCATATTGTCACTACCTAATACACCACCGCCCAATGTAGGATAGTCATCAGACTTTGCCTGTTGTCCTAATGGGTTCGTGTTGTTCAATACTTCATTCAATGTTGAATTTTTGGTGTATTGTTTTTTAGTTTTTTTCTTTACTATGTTTGGTTTTGGTTTAGAAATCACTTCTGATAGTTTGATTTCTTTATCTTCATTAATAAATATCTCACTTAGCTGCTTTTTAATCTCTTTACGGACAACTAATTCAATTATATTTTTTAACTTACTCTTATTCATTACTACTCCTATTTAGTTTAATTATATGTTTTCACCCAGTTTAATTAGTTCTGCTATTATTCCCATTGAAGATAGTTTTTGGGCGTCTTGTTCTGTCTTTTTAGAACTGATTAATAATTCTCTGACTTGTGGTGAACCACCAAAGTCAAGATATCTTTTTACATCTTCAGTATCAACACCCTTCGATGCAATCACATCTCTAATATCTGTTGTGTCTAATGGTGGATTATTTGGGTCTGCCTCATAAGCATCAAGTGCTTCTATTATTGATTGCGTTGAACCACCACCTTGTTGTATAGTATCAAATGCTGCATTTAATGCCGCAACCGCTACAGCTGCTGCTGCTGCCTGTGCTTGTATGTTTGCTACTTTAGATTTTGCTTTATCAATATCGTCAAAAAATTCATTCCACGCGAGTTTATTTTTAGCAGGAAGAGAATCTAACTCATTTAATCCGAGTGCTTCAGTTAGTTGATTCAACGATACGGTTTTCCATTCTTTTTTATCTACCCATTTAAAATCAAAAAAGTCTTTTACTTTTTTTAATTGGTCATTAAAAAACTGCAAATCAAGTAAATGGCCTGAAAGGTTTAGCGGGTTTATTACTCCCGGTGCTATTACGGGTGGTAATATTTTTGATGCTGCTGATATTACTCCATTGTTAATATTTGCTATATGTGGTTTCATAGATTCTGCCATTGGTAAAATGTTTCGTGGTAATAACTTTGTATCACTATCTATATCATCTATCTTGTCACTTATATCTTTTTTTACTCCATTGGAATAATCCGTTACCATTTCGTTGGTTACAATACTTACCGCTTCACTATTTTCAATATTTACTTTATTACCTTTAATAAATATATCACGTTGTGCAAAAATACCAATATCATCTGACTTAGCATTTATCATAATTCTATCAGAATCAAAAATAATTTGTGGTAAGTTATAATCTATATTTAATCCTCTACTATCTTCTCCACCCATTTCAGGCCCTTCTTTTAAAGTGGGTTCTGAATACACTATCTTTTCGTTAGTGGTCATTTGAATTGAAGAATCACTAGCTAGTAAATTTATGTTTGGTGAAATAGATTCACCTTCGATTTGATTACTACCTAAAATAACTGAATTACCAAATCGTCCTTGTATGATTGTATCACCTTCGGAAAATGGCACTTTTGGCGGAGATGTATCTACAAAATATCTACCTTGTCTATACTGTTCCAATTCACGATTACTATTTAGTAATGTACCTTCTTCATCATCATTTTTTGATTTATCTCCAACACTACTTTTATTAAAGTTTTGAAAATTTACTTTATTAGTATCAGTATTTAATCTACCAAAGTAATATCTTTGTTGAGTGGTTTTATCATTAAATCCAAGAACTATTTCGCCAACTATTGGTATCTGTAATATATTGGCATTTAATGGTAAAAATTCTTGTAATTCACTTGGACTATCTCCCTCCTCTGAAACAACATATCTACCGACTATTGTTCCTCTATCATCAGAGATATCCATTACCTCTAATGCTTCTAATTCATAGAATAAGTGTTCTGCACCTAATTGCGCAAGTTTATTTCTTAATCCATCACTCGTAAGTATATGGTTATCTAAAGGATTTGGTTCTCCACCAGAACCCCTTTTAATAATGTGAGCCATTAGTTTTCCTGTTTAATATCTTGAATAATTTCGTCTTGCTTGTTTTGTAACTCTTGAACATTTTCTTCTATTGCATCCATCAATTGTTCTTTTTCT